TCAGTAGACGCCAATCAGCTTGAGCCCTGCGATGACGAGGACCAATCCGAGCGCCTTGAGAACCATGGGCACGGCGAACCGAATGCCGAGCGTGGTCCCGATGACGGCGCCGACCAGGACCGCGCCGGCATAGAGCGGCAGGTCGGGTGGCAGAGATTTGACGATCGCGACATTGCCCAACAGTCCCGCGATCGAATTGCAGAGGATGAACACGGCCGCGACACCGGACGCGGTCCTCGTCTCCGACCATCCGAGAAACAGCACGAGTGGCGATAGGAAGATACCGCCGCCGGTTCCAGTCAAACCTGAGAGGAGCCCAATGGCGGCTCCGCATGCGATGCCGATGACGATCGGTGGGTCACGAGGTTGTTGGTTGGCGCTCAGTTCCTTGGGCCACAGCAATCTTACGCCCCCGATGAGCAGCACGACCCCGACAATCGGTCTGTAGTAGGCGCCGGGCAGTTGGATGGCGCCGCCGAGGAACGCGAAAGGGATTGCCCCCACCAGGAATGGCCAGAGCGTGCGCCAGCGGAAGAGTCCGGCATTCAAGTAGCGGAACGACGTGAAGCCGGCGACCAGAATATTGAGCGCGAGCGCCGTAGGCCGCATCGCAGCTGGCGCGACGCTGAAGAGTGCCATCAATGCGATGTAGGCTGAAGCGCCGGCATGCCCTACCGACGTGTAGAGCGCCGCACCCAACAGCATGCACGCGGCAAGGAGCAGTTCAGTAGTTAGAAATTCGGGCATGGCGCGGCACGACAAAATCGCGCCCAGAGGCGCTTTGGATGGAATAGCCCACGAACCGTCGTGCCGGTGATTTGCACGGTCTGCTTACGGCAGACCGTGGGGCGTCTACATCTTACCAAGGTTTGACAGCCCGTCCATGAAATCTCGCTTGCCCGACGCGGTCGAGCACTGGCCGCTCGACCGGCTGATTCCCTATGCGCGGAATGCCCGCACGCATGCGGACGACCAGGTCGCGCAGATCGCGGCCTCGATTGTCGAGTTCGGCTGGACCAATCCGATCCTGGTCGACGCGGAGGGCGGGCTCGTCGCTGGCCACGGCCGGCTGCTTGCGGCACGCAAACTCGGCCTCGACACGGTGCCCGTTGTCGTTCTCGATCACCTGACACCGGCGCAGCGACGCGCCTACGTCATCGCCGATAACAAGCTCGCGCTCAACGCCGGCTGGAACGAGGAACTGCTGGCGGCCGAGCTGCACGCGTTGAACGGCGAGGGCTTCGACCTTGCGCTCACCGGATTTTCCGAGACGGAGCTCGATGCGCTCATGGCGCCGCTCGGCGAGGAGACGGAGGGCAGCGATGGTAGCGGCGAGGACGCCGCCGATGAAATGCCGGCACCGCCCCGCGCGCCGATCTCGCGCACCGGCGATCTCTGGCTGATTGGCAATCACCGCCTGCTGTGTGGCGACAGCACGGATGCTTCGGCCATCGCGCGGGTCATGAACGGCGAGCGCGCGGCGCTCGTTTTCACCTCGCCGCCTTATGGCAATCAGCGCGATTACACGACCGGCGGCGTGGGCGATTGGGACGCGCTCATGCGCAGGGTGTTCGCGGAATTGCCGGTCATCGAGCCGGCGCAGGTTCTGGTCAATCTCGGTCTCATTCACCGCGACAACGAGTGGCTGCCGTACTGGCAGACCTGGCTCGCATGGATGGCGGAGCAAGGCTGGCGGCGGTTCGGACTCTATGTCTGGGACCAGGGGCCAGGACTTCCGGGCGATTGGAACGGGCGCTTGGCGCCTGCATTCGAGCTCGTCTTCCATTTCAATCGCAAGGCGCGCAAGCCCAACAAGATCGTGCCCTGCAAATGGGCCGGCCACGTCAACGACACGCACGGCGGCATCCGGCACAAGGACGGCCACGTCGGCGAATGGAATCACGCGGGACAGGGCGTCCAGGAGACGCGCATCCCCGACAACGTCATCCGCATCACGCGGCACAAGGCGCGCGGGATCGAGACCGAGCACCCGGCCGTGTTCCCGGTTGCGCTGCCCGAGTTTGTGATGCGCGCCTACAGTGGCAACGGCGATATCATCTACGAGCCCTTTTCCGGCGCGGGCACCAGCATCGTGGCGGGCGAGCGCACCGGCCGAAAGGTCAGAGCGATCGAGCTCGCCCCCGAATATGTCGACCTCGCCATCCTGCGGTGGCGGAAACTCTTCCCGGACAAATCAGTGACCCTCGATGGCGAAGGCCAATCCTTCGAAGCAGTCGCGCGCGAGCGCGGCGTCGCAATCCTTGACGCCGTCTGACTCGCTGCAGGTCGAGCTATGGCCGATCGAGCAGCTCTTGCCATACGCGGCCAATGCGCGGACCCACCCGGGCGAGCAGGTTGCTCAGATCGCGGGATCGATTGCGGAGTTTGGTTTCAACGTTCCCTGTCTCGTGGACGACCGCGGCGTGTTGATCGCAGGCCATGGACGGATCGTCGCCGCGAAGCGTCTCGGACTGAAGCAGGTTCCGGTTATTCGGCTGGGGCACCTGACCGACGCCCAGGCGCGCGCCTTCCGGCTCGCCGACAATCGCATCGCGCTCAACGCCGGCTGGGACGAAGCGATGCTGGCTGCCGAGCTCGATCGTCTCAAGGAAGACGGCGTCGATCTCGATCTACTCGGCTTTGCCGAGGACGAGCTCGACCGGCTGCTCGATGGCCTCGATCAAAATGGGTCATCCGAGGAAGAGGACGAAATCCCGGAACCGCCCACCGAGGCGGTCACGCGCCCAGGCGACCTTTGGCTGCTCGGGGCGCATCGGCTCTTGTGTGGCGACGCGACGGTCGCGACCGACGTTCAACGGTTGCTCGCTGGCGTGCGTCCACACCTGATGGTGACGGACCCGCCCTACGGCGTCGAGTACGATCCGAACTGGCGGAACGAATCCGGGGTTTCCGAGACGGCTCGTGTCGGCAAAGTCAGCAACGATGATCGCGCCGATTGGCGCGACGCCTGGAGTCTGTTTCCGGGCGAGGTCGCCTATGTCTGGCACTCCGGGGTCCACGCGCGGACCGTTGCCGAGAGTCTCGATGCTTGTGGCTTCCTGATCAGGGCGCAGATCGTATGGGCCAAGCCCCGCCTGGTGCTGAGCCGCGGCGATTATCATTGGCAGCACGAACCGTGCTTCTACGCGGTGCGAAAGGGCGCCACCGGCCATTGGCAGGGCGCCCGCGACCAATCGACTCTCTGGACCATCGCCACCGGCGAGAACGACGAGGCCACCGAGCACGGGACGCAGAAGCCGGTCGAGTGCATGCGCCGGCCGATCGTGAACAACAGCGCGAAAGGTGATCTGGTCTACGAGCCCTTCGCAGGTTCAGGCACGACACTGATTGCCGCGGACTCCGTTGGCCGCGTTTGCCTCGCACTCGAAATCGATCCGCGCTACTGCGACGTCGTCATCGAGCGCTGGCAGCGCCATGCAGGAGTCGCAGCCACGCTTGCCGACGACGGTCGCACCTTCGATGCGCTGAAGAACGAGCGGTTAGCCGCATGAACGGCAAAGCGCCGCCGGGTTTGAATCCGGCGGCGCTCGGTCGTTTTCAAATCAGGCGGCGATGCGGTAGACGCGGCCGCGCCCTTCGACCTTCTCCGACTGCACGTCGAGCCCGAGCTTCTTCTTTAGCGCACCGGCGATGGCGCCGCGCACGGTATGCGCCTGCCAGTCGAACTTCTTGACGATCTCCTCGATCGTGGCGCCCTCCCGGCTCTTGAGCATTTCGATGAGCTGCGCCTGCTTGCTGTTGGCGCGCGTGCCGCGCGGCTTCTCCTTCGATTTGCCGGCTTTTCGCTTCCGGCGCGAGCCCTTGTCGGTGTCAGCACCTGCATCGGCGTCGCTCTCGTCACCGGCAGGCGCTTCGCTCTGCTCGATCCCAAGGGCCTTAAATGCGGCTGGCGCCGCGCGCAGCGTCAGGCGGCCACGCTTCTTGTCCTCGCGCCAAACGGTGTCCTCGCGCTTGGCCTGCACTTCCTTGATCAGGCTCTTGTTGAGAAGGCTGCCGAGGACCTTGGCCGCTGCGCCGCCGGGAAGTTTGCCGGTGAGTGGATAGACCGATCGGTCCTGCCGCTGGCATGCGGCTGACAGAACGACGAGTTGAGAATCGGAAAGCTGTGCCATGGTGTTGGCTCCCTGGTAGTCGGGCCGCGACCATCGCGGCCCTTCTACGACCCCGAGCCCCGCATTGGTGCGGGGCAGACCTTTAGGTTGCGGGAGCCGTTCAGTTCCGGCGCGACAGCACGCGGTCCATGGATTTCTCGAAGGTCTCGTTCGGTAGCGCCGACTCGGCCGCATGCCGGATCACGCCGAAAATGGCCAACTGCACGCGTCTGACAGCCTGTTCGAGGGTTTCACTGGGCAGAACCGTGGTGCCGTAGTTGGCGAGGAATTTGCGCAGGGCAGGCTCCCGCGCAGCGGCGACGCGGGCGCGTATCTCCGCAGGTGTGAGGCCGGTCCAGTCTTCCATGACGATGCTCCTTCCGATCGCTACGCGGCCGCTTCGGCCATGATCTCGCAGTCGGTGACGAAGCCGACCAAGTAGGGCAGTCCACGCGGAATGCCGGTCTCGCGCTCGACGCGGCGATCGATGGTCCAAGTCATCCACCGCTCGACGGCGGCTTCGATTGCTTGCGGCAGGGACAGCCTCTTGAACAGGCCGTTGGCCACATCGTCGGCGAAATGCCGGCCATGGCGGCTATCGAGGAAATCGCGAGCACCGGCGTCTGAGCATCCCGTCGCTTCGCCGACTGCCTGCATGGCGATCGGCCAGGCTGCGGCAGGATCGGCATGGTGACGGATAGTGCCGAAGAATCCCCAGGCTTCGTTGTTGCTGGCCAGTTTGGCGGTCTTGGTCATGGCGGTCTCCGTTCCGTGATGCCGCCATAGACGCGCTGCTTTGGCCCGGAGCCAAGCAGATAATCGCGCCATTTGATTGCAATCTTGCCGCCAGGACGATCATGGGATTATCAATCCGCGCTTATGCCCGCAGGCGCGGCGTGAGCCATGTTGCGGTGCTGCGCGCGATCAAGCAGGGCCGCGTCCCCGTGGAGCAGGACGGCACCGTCGATCCTGCGAAGGCTGACGCTTCGTGGGAACGCTCGACAGATCCGGGCCGCGCGAAATCGAAGTCGAAAGCTACCGCAGAGAAGCTGCGCCCGGTCGGCGAGGCGGCGCTTGGCTCGGTGCGCGAGACGCTGAAGGAGCAAGGGCTGCCTGCAGGCGGCAGCGTCACCTTCGTCCAGGCCCGCACCGCGCACGAAATCGCCAAGGCTCATCTCGCGCGGCTGCGCCTGCAGCGCATGAAGGGCGAGCTTGTCGACCGCGCCCGCTCGACGGCGCTCGTGTTCCGGCTTGCGCGCGAAGAGAGGGATTCCTGGCTCAACTGGCCGGCGCGGATCGCAGCCCTGATCGCAGCCGAGCTCGGCGTGGAGGCCCATGCCGTGCAGAAGGTCGTGGAGGGGCATGTCCGCGCTCACCTTGCCGAGCTCGCCGATATCCGGCCCGAGTTCCGATGACATATTCGCCTTCGATGGCGCGGAGGACCTGAGCCAAGCCTGGCGCGACGGGCTCTTGCCCGATCCGTCGCTCACGGTCTCCGAATGGGCGGACCGCCATCGGGTGTTGAGTCCACGCGCCTCGGCCGAGCCTGGACGGTACCGCACCGATCGCACGCCCTACATGCGCGCGATCATGGATGCGATGTCGCCGGCGCATCCGGTACGGCGCGTCGTATTCATGAAGGCGGCGCAGGTCGGGGCGACCGAGGCCGGCAACAACTGGATCGGCTACGTCATCCATCATGCACCCGGGCCGATGCTCGCGGTGCAGCCGACCGTCGAGCTCGCCAAGCGTTTCTCGCGCCAGCGCCTCGATCCGCTGATCGAGGAAAGTCCCGCGCTCCGCCAGCGGGTGAAGCCTGCGCGCTCGCGCGATGCCGGCAACACGATGCTGTCGAAGGAGTTCCCGGCGGGGCTCCTCGTCATCACCGGAGCGAACAGCGCCGTCGGCCTGCGCTCGATGCCGGCGCGTTACCTGTTCCTCGACGAGGTCGATGCCTATCCGCCCTCGGCCGACGAGGAAGGCGATCCGGTTGCGCTCGCGGAAGCGCGCACGCGCACGTTCTCCTGGCGCGCAAAGGCATTCCTTGCCTCGACCCCGACGCTCGCCGGGCTCTCGCGCATCGAACGCGAATACGAAGCCTCGGATCAGCGCCGGTACTTCGTGCCGTGCCCGCATTGCGGGGACATGCAGTGGCTCAAATTCGAGCGGCTCCGCTGGGACAAGGGCAAGCCCGAGACCACACATTATATATGCGCCTCCTGCGATGGCCGGATCGATGAGCACCACAAGACGGAAATGCTCCAGTCCGGTGAGTGGCGCCCGACCGCGGAGGCGCAGGATCCCGGCACGATCGGGTTCCACATCTCGGCGCTCTATTCGCCGGTGGGATGGTTCTCCTGGGAGAACATCGCGCGTCTCTGGGAAGCAGCGACCACCGACGAGGCCAAGCGCAGCTTCAAGAACAGCGTCCTCGGGGAGACCTGGATCGAGACCGGTGAGGCACCGGACTGGCAACGCCTCTATGAGCGCCGCGAAACTTGGCAGATCGGCACAGTGCCGCGAGGCGGTCTGTTCCTGACAGCTGGCGCCGACGTGCAGAAGGATCGTATCGAAGTTGATGTCTGGGCCTGGGGGAGAGGTCTCGAAAGCTGGCTCGTCGACCACATCGTGGTCGAAGGCGGACCCGAGCAAGCCGAGGCCTGGGACGAGCTTGGTCTCGTCCTCGGTCGCACCTGGTTGCATGCGCATGGTACGCGGATCGGAATAGCGAAGCTCGCGATCGACACCGGCTATGAGGCGCCGGCCGTGTACGCTTGGGCACGCAAGATGGGTCACGCGCAGGTCGCGCCCATCAAAGGTGTGGACGGCTTCAACCGGACGGCGCCGGTCGCCGGCCCGACGCATGTCGACGTTACCGAAGGCGGCAAGAAACTGCGCCGCGGTGCGCGGCTCTGGACGATCGCGGTTGCGACCTTCAAGAGCGAGACCTACCGCTTCTTGCGCTTGTCGACGCCGACCGACGAAGAAATCGCGGCGGGCGCCAAGTTTCCGGTGGGCTACGTCCACCTGGCGCGCGGCACCGAAGCGGAGTGGGTCAAGCAACTCGTCGGCGAACAACTCGTCACGGTGAAGACCAAGCGCGGCTTCAGCCGGCTCGAATGGCAGAAGCTGCGCGAGCGCAACGAAGCACTCGACTGCCGCGTCTACGCCCGCGCGGCCGCGTGGATCGCCGGTGCCGACCGTTGGACCGAGGCCATGTGGCGCGACCTCGAGCAGCAAGTCGGCCTCTCGGGAGAAACAGCGGACGATCCGTCGGGCGATACGGAAACGCCGGCCGACAGCGTTGCTGGGGTCATCCGGCGGCGGCCGGAGCGCCGCAGCCGGCGCGTGTTCCGATCGAGCTATCTGAGCTGAACTTAATGACCCTCGAAGAGATGACGGCGCAGCGCGATGCATTGCTTGCCGCGCGTTTCCGTGGCGTGCGTACGGTCGAAATCGACGGCCGGCGGGTCACGTATGCCACCGACGCCGAGATGGCAGCCGCCATCACGGATCTCGAACGCCGGATCGCTGCCGCCGGTGAAGGCGGCCGGCGCCGCCGCATCCTGACGTCTGCTTCGAAGGGACTCTGATCTCGTGGTCGTTTCGCTGAAAGCTTTCCGGCGCCGAGTCGGGGCGTTCATCGGTGGGTTCGAGGCAGGGCTGGCAAACCGCCGGCTCAAGGGGTTCCAGCCGAGCCGAGCGCATCTCAACACGCTGATCGCGGCGGCCGGTCCCGACATCACGGCGCGCGCCCGCTGGCTCATTCGCAACAACGGATATGCGGCGAACGCGATCGAGAGCTGGGCCGGCAACGTGGTCGGCGCCGGCATCAAGCCGTCCTCGCTGATCAAGGAGCCAGAGCTGAAGGCCAGAGTACAGCAGCTCTGGCTCGATTGGACCGACGAGGCCGATGCCGAAGGCTTCACGGACTTCTATGGGTTGCAGCGCCGTGCCGCGCGCGAGGTGTTCATCGCGGGCGAGGTGTTCTTCCGGTTCCGGCCGCGCCGGCCACAGGATGGCCTCACGGTGCCGCTTCAGCTGCAGATGATCCCCTCGGAAATGCTGCCCCTCAATCGCAACGAAGTCATGCCCGGCGGCAATGTGATCCGCCAGGGCATCGAATTCGATGCGATCGGGCGGCGCGTCGCCTACCACTTCCTGCGGCGGCACCCGGGCGACATCACGGATCCCGGGCTCGCTGGCGACATCGTGCGCGTGCCGGCCTTCGAGATCGTGCACGTCATCGATCCGGTCGATGCCGGACAGTTGCGCGGGGTCTCACGCTTTGCGTCGGGGATCGTGAAACTGTTCCTGCTCGATCAGTACGACGATGCCGAGCTCGATCGCAAGAAGGTCGCGGCGATGCACGCGCTCTTCATCACGACGCCAGCCCCGGCAGAACCGCTCGATGCCGCGGAGGGACGCGACGAGAACGACGAACGCACGATCGACCTGCAGCCCGGCCAGATCACCATGCTGGAGCCCGGTGAGGAGGTGCAAACGTCGGCCCCGGCGGACGTGGGCCAGACCTACGAGCCGTTCCAGTACCGCACCCTGCTGCAGGTGTCGGCCGCGCTCGGCGTCCCCTATGCGTATCTGTCGAACGACATGCTCAAGGCGAACTATTCGAACTCGCGCCTGGCGCTGCTCGAATTCCGCCGCCGCATCGAAGCCTACCAACATGCCGTCATCGTCTGGCAGCTGTGCCGCCAGGTCTGGGCCCGCTGGATGGACACTGCGGTGCTCGCGGGCGTGCTGGCACTCCCGGATTATGACCAGCGGCGGCGGGACTACCTTGCTTGCGGATGGCTCCCGCCGAAGTGGGACTGGGTCGATCCGCTCAAGGACGCCCGCGCCGAGATCGAGCAGATCGACGCCGGGCTCAAGAGCCGGACGCAGGCGCTCGCCGAGCGCGGATACGACGCCGAACAGGTCGATGCCGAGATTGCTGCCGACAAAGCGAGAGAGAAATCGCTCGGTCTGACCTTCGGATCGGCCGCACCCCTGGATGCGGCGCAAGCGTCAAGCGATCCCGGCACAACGGGTGACGCCGAAGCGCTGCCTGAGCCGGTTCAATAGCGGTACGCCCCAAATGATCGACCTGCCCCATGTCGCGTCCCGCGTGTTCGGGACGCCGCTGACGATCGCGCGCGCGAAGCTCGAGGTGATCCTCAGCGTGCTCGCACCGCGCCTCGCCGGCAGCACATCGGAACCAATCGATCCGGAAGCTGATCCGGCGCCGCAGACGTCGATCACCGTCGAGCGGATCGCGGTGGTGTCGGTGATCGGCACGCTGGTCAGTCGCTCGGGCTATCTCGCCGCCGCCAGCGGGCTCGTTTCATACGCCGATATCGGCGATGCGATTGCGGAAGCAATCGATGACCCGACGGTGCGCGGCGTCATCCTCGATGTCGACTCGCCGGGCGGCGAGGTCGGCGGCCTGTTCGACCTGGTCGAGCAGATAGGCGCGATCAAGGCCGGCAACGGCAAGCCGCTGTGGGCGGTGGCGAACGAGAGCGCGCTGTCCGCGGCCTATGCGGTCGCGAGTGCCGCCGACCGGATTTACGTGACGCGTACCGGCGAGACCGGCTCCATCGGCGTCGTCGCGGTCCATGTCGACGAGAGCGGAGCTGACGCAAAAGCAGGCCTCGCCTGGACCTTCGTGTTTGCCGGCGAGCGCAAGATCGACGCCAATGGCCACGAGCCGCTCTCCGAGCGCGCCCGCGCCACGATCCAGGCCGACGTCGATCGCCTCTACACCGAATTGTGCGGGCTCGTCGCCGCCAATCGCGGCCTGACCAACGAGGCCGTGCGCGCGACCGACGCTTCGATCTATCGCGGCGAGCTCGCGATCCGCGCCGGCTTGGCCGACCGCGTGGGTACGCTCGATCTCGCCATCGCCGAGATGGTCACCGAACTAGACCGCACGGCATCCGCCGCGCGCAACATCGTCAACCCGACCCCGAAGAGGAGCCCGTCCATGGCGACGACCGAGACCGAACGGATTCAACACGATGCGACCGAGCCGCAGCTGCCGCTCGCGTCGCAAGCAGTGCCGCAGGCACCGAACCCCGAACCCGCTCCCCCGGCAACTCAGATGCCCGCACCGGAGCCTGCAGCTAATCCGGCGCCCGTACCCGGTCCGGCGGACAAGCTGCGTGCGGAATTCGCCGAGATTGCAGCGCTCGCGGCTCAAGCCGCCCGGCTCGGCGTCACGGTCGATGCCGCGGATGCCATGCGGAAGGGCATCTCGGCCGATGCACTGCGGCGCTCCGTGCTCGATGCGCTCGCCGCACGAGCCGAGGCAACAAGCGTCATCGCGGCGGCGCCATCCACAACTGCCGTCGGGGAAAGCCCGATCGTCCGGCGCGCCAAGGAACGCGCCGCGGCGGCGCGCGCCTGATCATTGAGGAGCACCAGACATGACCACTCTCACGAAGTCGCCGTCGCTCGGCGACCTGCTCAAATACGAGCTCAACGGCAACTACAACCGCGAGACCGTGACGCTCAAGTCCGGTACGAACTACGCGCTCGGTTCCGTGCTCGGCAAGATCACCGCCTCGGGCAAGTATCGCCTGTCGCCGGCAGCCGAAGTCGCCGGCGACGAAGGCGCGGAGGTTGCCGTTGCGGTGCTGATCGAGGCGATCGACGCAACTGCCGCCGACAAGGCCGGGCTCGTGGCCGCGCGTGGCCCGGCGGTCCTGTCCAAGGCAGCGCTTGTGTTTGATGCATCGGTCGACGACTCGACCAAGACGGCAGCCAAGCACGCGGAGCTTTCTGCCGCGGGTCTCGTCCCGCGCGACACCGCCTGATCCAGACCGGACCCTTCCGGTCATCCACCGCCGCTCTCACCACCACCATCATCATCGGGCCTCGACGGCAAAACCGTCGGGGCCTTCAGCTTTCAAGGACCCCATTCCATGGCACCCATGATCAATCCGTTCGACGCGGGCGGCTACACGCTCGCCGAGATGACCACAGCCATCAACATCCTGCCCAACATCTATACGCGGCTCGGCGAGATGGGCCTGTTCCGCTTCGAGGGCGTCACCCAGCGCAGCGTCATCATCGAGCAGGCCGAAGGCGTGCTCAACCTGCTGCCGACCGTGCCGCTCGGTGGGCCGGCAACGGTCGCCAATCGCGACACACGCTCGATGCGCTCGTTCTCGGTGCCGTGGATTCCGCATGACGACGTGATCACGCCGCAGGACATCCAGGGCGTCCGAGGCTTTGGGGTGGCGGACGCAGCCGACCCGCTCGCCACCGTCATGGAGCGCAAGATCACCCGCATGCGGGCCAAGCACGCGCAGACGCGGGAATACATGGAGATCAACGCGCTGCGCGGTATCGTCAAGGATGGCGCAGGCGTCGCGCTCTACGATTACTTCGACGAGTTCGGCCTCGCCCAGCAGTCGGTGGATTTCGTGCTCGGGACCGCCGGCACCAATGTTCAGGCCAAGTGCCGCGAGGTGCTGCGCAACGTCGAGACCGAGCTCAAGGGCGAGACCATGAACGGGGTTCTCGCCCTGGTCAGCCCCGGTTTCTTCGACAAGCTCATCAGTCACGCCAAGGTGGAGGAGGCCTACAAGTACTTCTCCTCGACCGGCGCGCAGCCGCTGCGCGAGGACACCCGCCGGCGCTTCCCGTTCTCCGGCATCGTGTTCGAGGAATACAACGCCACGGTCACGCTCTCGACCGGAGCGACCGAGACGCTGATCCCCGCGAACGAGGGCATCACCTTCCCGCTCGGCACCCTCGACACCTTCGTCACCTACGGCTCACCGGCGAACCTGATCGAGACCGTCAATACGATGGGGCTGCCGATCTATGCCCGCCAGATCGCACGTCCGGACGGTAGCGCGATCGACGTGAAGACCGAGGCCTCGCCGCTGCCGGTGAACAAGCGGCCTCGCCTCGCGGTCAAAATCCTGACCAGCAACTGAGCCGCTGTCGTGGATGCCTTCTTGGCGGCGACCGACGCGCTGTTCGCAGACCCGAACATCGCCCGCGACGCCAGCTGGCGCGCGGGCGGCGCGGACGCTGGAATAGCCGTCCGCGTCATCACCAGGCGTCCGGACCAGGTCGGCTCCTTCGGCGACAGCCGCGCAATCCTGCCGACACTGCTGATCGACGTTCGTCGGTCGGAAATCTCTGAGCCTACGAGCGGCGACACGATTGAGATCGAAGGGGACGTATTCGAGATCATCGTCACGCCCATTGCGGACAGTCTCGGGCTTGTCTGGACCTGCGAGGCCGCGCCGCCGGCATGATCCATGCGCTTCACGCTGAAGACCGACGACCTCGTCAAGGGCCTGGCTGAAGCCGAGATCGACACGGCGCGTTCCGTGACCGGCGCCATGCGCGAGGTGACGGAGGGTCTCAAGTCCGACCTGCGCGCCGACGTCGTCGACGCCGGCCTCGGACAGCGCCTGGCCAATACCTGGCGCGGCAAGACCTACCCGGAAACCGCGGTCAGCATCGAGGCGGCTTCGTTCGTCTGGTCAAAGGCACCCAACATCGCCGATGCGTTCGATCGGGGCGTGACCATCAAGTCGAGCCGTGGTTTCTGGCTCGCGATCCCGACCCCGGCCGCGGGCGTGAAGGGATTGAGTGCGACCGGCGGCATGAAGCGGATCACGCCGGGCGGCTGGGAGCGGCGCACCGGCATGCGGTTGCGGTTCGTCTATCGCCGCGGGCGTCCGTCGCTGCTCGTCGCCGACAATGCGCGGCTCAGCAAAAAAGGCCTCGCCAGGCCAAACATCGGACGGACGCGCGGTGGTGCACAATTCACCCGCATCGCCGGGCGTTCGACCGTGGTGGTGTTCATCCTCGTGCCGCAGGTCACGTTGCAAAAACGGCTCGACATTGCGAGCGCGGCTCAGCGTTGGGCCGACCGCGTCCCAGGCCTGATCGCGAGCCACTGGAGATGACGATGGATCAGAGTCGGATCGCGATCCTCATGACGGTCCTGGCAGTCACATTCATCGCCTCCTTGCTCGTGGCAACGGCGCCATGACCAGCAAGCGAGAACAGGTGCTCGACGCGATCAAGACGCTGATCGCGTCCGCGCTGCCCAATGCGGAGGTCAAACGCAATCTGGCGAAGCCCGAGCGCATCCCGCCTGGCGGTCTCGTCATCCTCCGTGACGGTGATCCGGGCGAGCCGGAAGTCATCCTTTCGCCGCTCATCTACGTCTACTCCCACCGCATCCCGATCGAGATCGCAGCGTACGAGACGTCGAGCCAAACCCGTGAGCAGGTGCTCGACGGCATGCTCGGAGCGATCGGCACAGCCGTCGTTTCCAACCGGACGCTTGGCGGCCTCTGCGACTTTGTCGAGGCCGAAGCGCCGGCAACGGAAGACGTCGAGACGACTGGGGCGCGCGCGGGCCGCTGGGCTGACGTCGCAATCCTCGCGGTCTACGGCACGACCGACCCGCTGAACTGAACTCCCTCAATCATCGGAGACTCTCATGGCACGCGCGCGCGGCGCCAACGCCGTCATGGCTGCGGCATTCGAGACCACCTATGGCACGGCCCCTGTGTCGGGCTTCAAGAAGCTACCGTTTGTGTCCTCGGCGCTGGGCGACGAGCAGAACCTGATCGCGAGCGATCTCCTGGGTTACGGACGTGAGCCGCTGCCGCCGAGCCGCGACGTGGTCAATAACGATGGTGACGCTGTTATTCCCGTCGATCTGAGGAATTTCGGCTATTGGCTCAAGCTCCTGATGGGTGCGCCGACCTCCGTCGACAATTCCGGCGTCATCACCCACACCTTCGTGTCGGGCGCACTGACGCTTCCCTCGATGGCGATCGAGATCGGCATGCCGGAAGTGCCGAGCTACGGCATGAACGTCGGCGTCCGCGCCAACACGATGAAGATTCAGCTGCAGCGGTCGGGGCTCCTCAACGCCACCATGAGCCTGATCGCGCAGGGCGAAACCAAAACGACCTCGTCGTCTGCCGGCTCGCCTAGCGAAGCCATAATTGAGCGCTTCTCCCAGTTCATGGGCGAGATCAAGCGCAACGGCACGGCACTCGGTCATATCGTCTCGGCCGAGCTCACCTACGCTAACAATCTCGACAAGGTCGAGGTCATCCGTCCCGATGGCCGCATCGAGGACGCCGACCCCGCCATGGTCGCCGTGACCGGCAGCGTCAACGTGCGGTTCGCCGACACCGTGCTGCTCGATCAGGCGACGTCGGGCGATCCATGCGAGCTCTCATTCGGCTGGGCGATCGACGCCGACAATTCGCTGCTGTTCACGGTTCACAGCGCTTTCCTGCCGAAACCCAAGACACCGATCCAGGGGCCGGGCGGCATCCAGGCGGCCTTCGCCTGGCAGGCCGCCAAGGATCCGACCCTTCTAAAGACCTGCACCGCGGCGCTGATCAACGACGTCGCCGCCTACTGACGGACCGCAAGCATGACCAAGGTCAAATCCAAGCCGTCATCTGACGGCACTCCTCGTTCGAATGCCCGGATGCTCAAGCTCGCCTTCGATCGCGAGCCGATCTGGCTCGACGTGATTCCCGGAGTCCGCGTCCAGTTTCGACCGATATCGGTCGCCGCAATCCTGATCGCGCGCACTGCTGCCGCCGACGTGCTGCGCGCCGGTGGTGACGACGTGATGGTGAAAGCGGGCGTCGCTTTCACGAATTCGCTCGCGCATTCCGGAATCGCCGCCTGGGAAGGCATCGGGGATGCTGACGGCAATCCGGTCGAGCCGACCAGGGAGACGATCGATGCGGCGCTTGAGCACTGGCCGGTGTTCGACGCGATCGATCGCCTCTATGTCGGCCCCGCTCTGATCCAGGACGCGGAAAAAAACGTCTGATCGCCCTCGCCGAGTGGCACTTCGGCGGGGGCGACGGTTATTGCGCCGCTTGCCCCGAAACCTGCGCCGCCTGTCCGTATCTCGAACACGCGCCGCAAACGCCGGACGGCATTACCGCCTGGGCTGTACTCCAGCGCGCGGCCGGACAGGTCCGCGCCGTCATGGGCGGCGTCTACTCGCTCGATTTCGGCGCCGTGCTGCTGCTCGCCGAGGCGATGGGCGCCCTCAACACGCTGCTCATCGAACTCCTTCCCGAGGTCGAACCGATCATCGTTCGCGCTTACGGCCGGAATAACGAATAGATGAGCACGACCCAGGTTTCGATCCGTCTCGGCGTCGAGGGCAAGGCTGACGTCAAGCGCGCGTTCGAAGAAGTCGGCAAGGCCGGGCAGGATGCATTCCGCGGCGTCGCAGCCGATATGGATGCAACGGGCGCTGCCACCGATCGCCAGGCCCAGCGTCTTCAGCGCCTGGCGGAGGCCGCGCGACAGGCTGGCGCCGCCGACCAGTCGCAGCGCAGTTTCAACCAGGTCCTCGGCGTTGGCACCGCGCAGCCGAAGTCGGCGCGCGAGTCGGCCGCGGTGTTCGAGGAAACCGCCAGGGCCGCAGAAGACCTGGAAGCCAGAACCTCGGCGCTTCGTGCGCAGATCGATCCGCTCGGGACGGCGCAGAAGAAGCTCAACACCGACGTCGCGGAAGCGGGCTCGCTGTTCAAGGCAGGCGCGATCACGCAGGCGGAGCATGCGGCGGCGGTCGCGCTTGCCAACAGCCGCTACAGGGAAGCCGCCAGCGTCATCGAGAAGTATGGTGGCAGCGCGGCGCTCAGCACGAACCAGGTCCTGGTCCTGGGCTCGGCCGCGCGGCATACGGTCGACGCGCTTATTTCGGGCCAAAGCCCGATGCGGGTTCTGACCGTCGAGGGCATCAAGGCCTCTGCGGCCTTGGGCGAAGGCGGACTGGGCGGACTTCTCAGGGGCGTTTGGCAAGGCCTCACCGGCCTGATCACGCCCACGATGGCAGTGGTTGCCGGCATCGCGGCAATCGGCGCCGCGGTCGGCTACTCCTATTACCGCTACATTGAGTCGCAGAAGGAACTTGAGGTCGCGCTCGGGGGTACCGGCCGAGCCGCCGGCGCGACCGTCGGCCAGGTTGAGCGCATCGCCGAGCAATCGGCTTCGGCCGGCAAGGTCTCGGTCGCCGCCGCGCGCGAGATGGAGGCGGCGTTCCTGCAGACCGGCAGGATCGCGGTCTCGAATTTCGACGGCCTGATCAAGGTCGCGAAGAATTACGCGGCAACCACCGGCACCGACGTTGCGACCGCCGCCAAGGAACTGGCGGGAGCGTTTGCCGACCCGATCAAGGGCGCCGACGCGCTCAATGCCAAGCTCAACTTCCTCGACGACAAGACCCGGCAGTATGTCCGCACGCTTGCCGACCATAACGACCGCACCGCCGCGCAGCGGGTGCTGCTCGATGCGCTCAAGGGCAGCCTCATCAACGCGGCCGATGCGACCACGGCGCTTGGCCGCGCCTGGGATTTCGTCGGGCGCATGGCGTCGAATGCCTACGACGCGCTCGGCCGGGGGATTTCGCGTGTCCTCGACGGGGCGCCGATTGAGGAGCGGCTCAAAGAGCTTCAGCAGGAACGCGCGCGCCTGCAAGCGCTGATCGCGAACCCGCCCACGCGTTTTGCCGCCCAGGCCCGCAACTTCAACACGCGGATGCTGGCGGAGGTCGATGCCGAGATTGCCAAGATCGAGGCCAAGCTGGACGCCATCCAGGTCCGCGCCAAGGAGGCAAGGGCCAACGAGCTGTCGGTTCGTGCCGGCAGCGTGGCGCGCGACCTCACGCCCGGCTTTGAAGAGCTGCAATCGCTGAAAGCGCGCGAGGCGCAGATTCGCACCGCGCTCGACGACCCGCTCGCACGCCAGAAGGTCGCCGATCTCAAGCAGGTCGAGACCGCCTATGATGCGGTGACGCGAGCGATCCTGACCTGGCTCGATCCGGCCGATAAGGCCCGCCGCCTCGACGAACTCGAAATCCAAGCTCTTGCCGCCAAGACCCCGGCCCAGAAGGCGGCAATTGCGGAAGAGCGGCGGCGCGTCGAACTCGCCGGCCAGGCGATTCCGGTCGCAATCGCCGAAGCCGATATCACGCGTGCCGGCACCAAGGCGCGCGCCGAGGCAACGCAGGCGCTGATCGACCAGGCGCGCGTCCTCGACGTCAACACCAAGGCGACCATTGGCCTCGCCGAAGCTTGGCTGAAGGGTGCCGCCGCCGCCCAGCAGGCGGAAGCCCGCCGCAAGGCGCTCACCGAGGCGGTGCAGAACGGCGTCGACGTCGACACCCGGGCCCGCGACTTGCTCCGGGAACAGATCGCCGAGCAGGCGGCGCAATCGGCGAAGTCCGTCAACGACCTTGGCGCCGAGTCGGCCGCGCAGCGGCGGCTCAACGACGCAGTTTTTGCTGGCCGGCTCTCGACCGAACAGGCGCAGCGGCAGATGCAGGTCGAACAGGCGCTGCGCCCGCTGATCGTCGCGCAATCGCTCGCCGAGGGCGATGCAAAAAGCACGCTCGGCCGCGTCATCGATGCGCTGCGCGGCGCTTATGCGAGGCTCCATGGCGAGCAGGCCCGTGCCGCGGCCCTGCAGACTCTGGAAGGCCAGAGGAACCAGGTCGAGCTCTTACAGAAGCAGATCGATCTTGCGGGCATCGGGGAATCGCAGCGGGCGATCATCATTGCGCAGCTGCAGGTCGAGCAGCAGCTCCGCCAGAAGGGCGTCGACCTTGCCAGCGCCGAAGGCCAGGCGATCCTCGCCAATGCCGGCAACATCGAACGCCTCAACCAGTCGCTCGCCCGTTCGCAAGGCGCGATGCAGTCCCTGCAGGGCATGACCGACACGACCTTCAATCATTTCGCGACGCTGATTGCCGAGGGCAAGATGGACTGGAAATCGTGGGCCGATGCCGGGCGCGCGGCGCTCGCCGATATCGAGAAGGAAATTCTCAAGCTTGCGGTTCTCAATCCGCTCAAGAACTTCATCTTCGGCACCAACCTCATGACGCTCGATAATGTCGGCGGCCTGCTCGGCAGCCTGTTCAAGGGGGGACTGAAATTCCACGAGGGCGGAGTCGTCGGCGTCGACGGAACACCGACCTTTGTGCCGGCGGGCGTGTTCCGCAACGCGCCCCGCTTTCACGATGGTGCTTTCCTTTCGCCCGACGAGGTGCCGGCGATCCTGCAACGCGGCGAGCGGGTGCTGAGCCGCGACGAGGCGCGCGGCTACGGCGCACGCGGTTCAATGGCGACGCCGGTGATCAACGTCACGATCCAGACGCCAAGCCCCTCGGCGTTCCAGGCGAGCCGCACCCAGGTGGCCGCCGACCTGGCGCGTGCGGTGCGGATGGGCATGCGCGGAAGCTGATCATGAGCGGTCGCATTCTCGAACGGAAAACCGGTTCCCACTTTTCCTGAGAATGCTCCAATGCCGCAGCCCTTCCGAGATATCTCGTTCCCGCCATTTGTCGCGCGGGGTGCCACCGGCGGGCCGTCGTTTTCGACCAGCATCGTGACGCTCGCCTCGGGAGCCGAAGAGCGCAACATCCTGTGGGCGAACTCGCGCGGCAAATGGAACATCTCGACCGGGATCCGCACGCGCGAGCAGATGCTCGACGTCATTGCGTTCTTCCATGTCGTGAAGGGGCGCGCCTATTCGTTTCGTCTCAAGGATTGGAACGATTACAACGCCGCCGACCAGACGATGGTCGAGATCACCTCGACCGTTTGGCAGTTGGTCAAGCGCTACGACATCGGCGGCTTTCAGCATGTCCGCACCATCACCAAGCCGGTCGTCGGCACGGTCATTGTGATGGTCGGTGGCTCTCCGGTCGCGCCTTCCGGAATCGACTATCAGACCGGCCAGGTCACCTTCGCGTCCGCGCCCGGCTCGAACCCCACCGCGAGTTTTGAGTTCGACGTACCGGTGCGTTTCGATACCGACCACTTGCCGGTGCAGGCCAATGCCTGGGATCAACAGGTCGTCTCGCAGATCGACCTCGTCGAGGTGCGCGAGTGAGCGCAGCAGAGAGCTGGTGACCTAAGCCATGCGCGATCTGTCAGCTTCAATGCAGGCAAAGCTCGCAAGCGGGCTCACGACATTCTGCCATTGCTGGCTGCTGCAGCGAACCGATGGCGTGAAGCTTGGATTTACCGACCATGACGAGGATTTGACCTTCGATGGCGTGATCTACGAGCGGCTGGCCGGCATGACGGCCTCGGCCGTGACCCAGACGCTCTCGTTGAACGTCGACACGATAGATATCGCGGGCGCGCTGCAGAGCGATCATCTCAACGAAGCCGATTTGGCCGCGGGTCTCTACGACAATGCTTCGCTTACCCTGTTTCTTGCCGATTGGACCGACGTCGGTGATCGCGACATCGTATTCTCGGGCTCGGTCGGGGAGATTTCGCGCGGTCTCAACGCATTCACGACCGAGATGCGCGGGCTGTCGCACGCGCTCAACCAGGAGCGCGGGCGCATCTATCAACGTTCATGCGATGCCGACTTGGGCGATGCTCGGTGCACGGTCGATCTCAATTCGCCGACCTACAAGGGCAGCGGCACGGTCGATGGCGTTGCCACCAACCACACATTTTCTGCGAGCGGTCTAAACGGCTACCAGGACGGCTGGTTTACCAGCGGCAAGGTGACATGGCTCACCGGCGCCAACGCGGGCGCCGTCATGGAAGTCAAATTCCACGTCAACAACGGCGCCGAGGTGTCGTTCGAGCTGTGGGAGACCATGCCGTTCGACATCGATGTCGGTGACACCTTCGCGGTGACGGCCGGCTGCGACAAGAGTCTTGCGACCTGCCGCGACCGCTTCAACAACGTCCCGAACTTCCGCGGCTTCCCCTACATCCCCGGAAACGATTCGGTGACGGCCTATGCCAACACCGGGGACCAGAACGATGGCGGATCAAAAGTTGGCGGACAGGCTTGACCGCGCCGCTATCGTCGCCGAGGCGCGCTCCTGGATCGACACGCCGTATCGCCATCAGGCCTCGCTCAAGGGCGCCGGCGCCGACTGCCTTGGGCTCATTCGCGGCGTGTACCGCGCCTTCTACGGGTCCGAGAAGGAACCGATCGCGCCCTATTCGCCCAACTGGGCCGAGGAGACCGGTCAGGAAACGCTGCGCGATGCCGCGCGCCGGCACCTGGTCGAGATCGATGCTGCGCCGTTTCGAGACGGTGCGCCACTGCAAGAGGGCGACGTGATCCTGATCCGCGTCAAGGACCGCGGGCCCGCGAAGCATGCGGCGATCGTCTCGGGCGCGGACTCGATCATTCACGCCTACGATCGGCATGCGGTGGCGGAGAACGTATTGCCGGCCGCCTGGCGCCGCCGCATCGCCTATGCGTTCCAATTTCCGGGCGTGACGGACTGACCGATGGCCTCCCTCGTCTTGTCGGTCGCCGGCTACGCGGTCGGCGGGCCGATCGGCGCGCTCGTCGGTGCCTTCGCCGGAAAGTTCATCGACCAGCAAATCTTTGCGCCGGGGCCGACCCAGAACCAGGAGGAAGGCCCGCGGCTGACCAGCCTGTTCGTCACGTCCTCAAGCGAGGGCGCGTCGGTCCTGCGCGTCTACGGCCGCATGCGGGTGAGCCCGCAGATGATCTGGGCCACAAACTTCCGCGAGGTCGTCACCACATCGACGAGCACGCAGGGTGGTGGCGGCAAGGGTGGGGGCGGTGGTGGCGGCCAGACCGTCACCACGACGACGACGACTTACACTTATTTCGTGTCGTTTGCGCTCGGGCTTTGCGAAGGACCGATCGTCGATATCGGAGGCGTCTGGGCGGACGGCAAACCGCTCGACATGTCGCAGTTCACCTGGCGGCTCTACAAGGGCGACGCAAGCCAGGGCGCCGATCCGAAGATCGAAGCCGTCGAGGGCGCCGGCAACGTGCCGGGCTTTCGCGACTTGGCGTACCTCGTGTTCGAGGAAATGCCGGTCGAGAAATTCGGCAACCGCATCCCGCAGATCACCGTCGAGGTAATCCGCCGCCCGAGCGCCATGGGCGTTCGCCTCGAGGACATCCTGACCGGCGTTACGCTCATTCCGAGCCTTGGCGAGTTCGCCTACGCGACCGACACGGTCTATCGCGACGATGGGTTCGGCCACACGATCGCCGAGAACCGGCACGGCAGCGTCGGCAAGGCCGACTTTTTGGTTTCGCTTGATCAACTGCAGTCCGGCGCCCCAAACATCGACACGATCTCGCTCGTCGTCGCATGGCATGGCACCGATCTGCGCTGCGGCAACTGCCAGATCAAGCCGAAGGTCGAGTTCAGCGCGAAAGCCACGACGCCCTGGAGCTGGCAGGTCTCAGGGCTTGGCCGCGCGAGCGCCGATGTCGTCTCGTCCGACAGTTTCGGTCCGCTGCTCGGGGGCGCGCCGGCCGACCGCGCGGTGGTCCAGGCCATCACCGAACTCAAGGCGCGCGGCTTCCGCGTCGTGCTCTACCCGTTCGTCATGATGGATGTCTCGGCGGGCAACAGCCTGCCGAACCCCTACAGCAACAATGCCGCGACCAACGGGCAGCCGCCGTTTCCCTGGCGCGGACGCATCACCTGCTCGCCGGCACCGGGATATACCGGCACCGTCGACAAGACCACGGCGGCGGCAAGCCAGGTGGACGCCTTCTTCGGCAGCGCGGCGCCATCGGACTTCGGCGCCTGGAACGGCGACACGATTCCCTACAGCGGACCCAACGAGTGGTCGTACCGCCGGCTGATCCTGCACTACGGCAAGCTCGCCGTCGCGGCGGGCGGGGCAGACGCGTTCCTGATCGGCTCCGAGATGGTCGCGCTCAATGCGGTGCGATCGAGCGCGTCGGCATTCCCGGCGGTCTCGAAGATGGTCACGCTCGCAGCCGACGTGAAAGGCATCGTCGGCGCCGGCTGCAAGGTCGGCTATGCGGCGGACTGGAGCGAATACGCCAACTTCCGGCCGAGCGACGGCTCGAATGACGTCTATTTCCACCTCGATCCGCTCTGGGCCGATTCACACGTCGATTTCATCGGCGTCGACAATTACATGCCACTGTCCGACTGGCGGTCGGGCCGGCTGCACCTCGATGCCGAGGCCGGCGCGCCGTCGATCTACGACCAGGGTTACCTGCAAGGTAACATTGAGGGCGGCGAGTTGTTCGACTGGTTCTATGCGTCGAGCAACGACCGCAAGACGCAAACGCGGACCAACGTCACGGATGGCGCCTATGGCAAGCCGTGGGTCTTCCGCTACAAGGATTTTTATAGCTGGTGGACGAACCAGCACTATGACCGCCCCGGCGGCGTCGAGAGCGTCTTGCCGACCGCCTGGGTGCCGCAGTCAAAGCCGATTTGGTTTACCGAGTTCGGCTGCCCGGCGATCGACAAGGGCGCGAACCAGCCGAACGTCTTCTACGACCCGAAATCGTCCGAGAGCTTCTTTCCGTATTTCTCGACCGGCCGCCGCGACGACCTGATCCAGCGCGCGTTCCTCGAAGCGCACCTGATCTATTGGGAGCCGGCGAACGGCCATAACCCCACGTCCTCGGTCTACGGCGCGCCGATAATCGACCGCGCCTCGATCTGGGCCTGGACCTGGGACGCGCGACCCTATCCGCAATACCCGAACAGTTCGCTCGTTTGGCGCGACGGGCCGAATTGGCGGCGCGGCCACTGGCTGACCGGCCGCCTGGGCCTCGTCACGCTATCGGACGTGGTCGCCGAGATTTGCGCCGGGCTCGGTGTCTCGATCGATGTGTCCGGCATCAACGGCATCGTCCGTGGGTATCTCATCAATAACATCATGAGCCCGCGGTCGGCGCTTGGCCCCCTGATGCAGCTCTACTTTTTCGATGCCTGCGAGACGAACGGCCTGATCAAGTTCGTCCAGCGTGGCGGGTCCCCGGTTGGGAGCTTTTCAATCGACCAGTTGGTCGACAGCGGAAATGACAGCAAGGGGGTCTATAGCCTGACGCGCGCGCAGGAGACCGACCTGCCGCGCACCGTGCATCTGCAATTCCTCGACCCAGACAACGATTTCCAGGCCGCCGACGTTTATGCCCGCCGGCTGCGCGGATCGAGTGCCAAGACCATCGAATTGCAGCCGGCCATTGTGTTCGACTTCGCCGAGGCACAGGGCATCGTCGACACGCTGCTCGTCGATGCCTGGGTGATGCGAGAACGCTCGGAGCTTACGCTTCCGCCGTCGGCCTTTGCGATCGAGCCGACCGACGTGGTCAATCTCGATCTCAACGGCCGCATTTTCCAGATGCGCGCCGACTCCGTCGGGTTCGAACGGATTAGGCCTGCAAAACTCGTCCGCACCGACGAAGCAACCTACGGCGCCTCGGACGGCCCGCCACCGACGCGGCAACCGAAGCCGATCATCGAGCCCGGACCGGCAGCCCTTCAGATCATGGACCTGCCGATCCTGACGCCGACCGAGGTCCCCGGCGTTCCACGTCTCGCCGCCTACGCCGAGCCATGGGCACGGGTGAACGTGTTCCGATCGCCCACGACCAGCGGCTACCTGCTCGACCAGCTCGTCATCAACCGGTCGACAATCGGGAAGACGCTGTTCGATTTCTATTCCGGGCCGCTCTGGAACTGGGACATGGCAAACAGCCTCTATGTCCAGATCCCGTCTAGCCAGGGCTTGTTCTCGCTCGAAGACCTGTTCGTGCTCGCCGGCGGCAACACCTGCGCGATCCACAACGCCGACGGCCAATGGGAAATCCTGCAATTCGCGACGGCCGAACTTATCGCGGCCGATCAATACAAGCTGACGCGGCTCCTCCGCGGCCAGCTCGGCAGCGAATACGCCATGCGCAGTCCGGTTGCTGCCGGCGCACCGTTCGTCGTCCTCGATGCCACCGTCATGCAGTCGTCGATCGCGGTCACCGAGCGGCATAATCCCTGGAACTGGAAATGGGGTCCGTCGACCAAGACCATCGATGACCCGACCTATCAAGTCGTCTCATTCACATTCGACGGCGTGGGCTTGCGGCCCTACAGCCCAGTGCAGCTCGCAGGCCTCCGCGACCCGAGCACGTCCGACTGGGCGCTCAGCTGGATTCGCCGCACGCGCATCGACGGCGACAACTGGGAAGCGCCGGACGTGCCGCTCGGCGAGGAGGTCGAGCTCTACGACGTTGACATCATCAACATCGGCACCGGCGCGGTCCTCCGCACGACCCGCGTCGGCCAGCCGAGCTTCGCCTACACCTCGGCCATGCAGGTCGCCGACTTCGGCAGCAACCAGGCCCAGGTGAAATTCACCGTCTACCAGGTCAGCCTCGCCTACGGGCGCGGCACCGGCACGACCAGAACGGTTCCATAAATGACCGATACGCCCCATCTCGGCATGCCGCTGATCGCGGCAAGCCAGTCGCAGAAGCACGTCACCCACAACCAGGCGATCGTGATCCTCGATTCGATCGTCATGTTGTCGGTGATCGATTCGACCCACACGGCGCCGCCTGGCTCGCCGGCCGAGGGCGACCGCTACAAGGTTGCCTCCGCCGCGACCGGCGCCTGGGCGACCTGGGACCTCAACGTCGCGCTCTACACCAACGGCCAGTGGGTCAAGCTCACGCCCAGGAAGGGCTGGACCTGCTTCGACGAGGCGACCGGCGCGCTCACGGTCTGGACCGGCTCGGCCTGGACCGACTTCGGGACCGCTGGCGGTTATCTGACGTTGACCGGCGCGGGGAACGGTACGCTGACGAAGCTCGGCATCAATACGGCGGCTGACACCACCAACCGCCTCGCGCTCAAGTCCAACGCTGCGCTGTTCAGCCACGATGACGTGACGCCCGGAACGGGCGACATGCGAATTGTCCTGAACAAGAGCGCTGCCACAAAGGATGCCGCGTTCAATTTCCAGGACGGTTTCAGCACGCGGGCCCTGTTCGGGCTCTTGGGTGATGACAATTTCACCATCAAGGTTTCGCCGGACGGCTCGACCTTCAAAACTGCGATCGTGATCGACAAGAGCAACGGTCACATCGGCATCAATGGCTCCCCCGACTCCAACAACTGGCTCGCGGTCAATGCCGATGGCGTCCTCTTCAACAAGGACGCCTCCGGCGACATGCGCGTCACGATCAACAAGAGCGCTGCGGCAAAGGATGCAGGCTTCACCCTTCAGGACAACTTCAGCACTCGGGCGCTGTTCGGCCTGCTCGGCGACGACAATTTCACCATCAAGGTCACGCCCGATGCCTCGACCTTTTACACGGCGCTGACGATCGACAAGAGCAGCGGCAAGATCGACCACACACAAGGGGCCAAGTTCTCGGCCTACGTGAACTTTGACGATTACCACGCTGCCGGCGCCTGGGCGAAGATCGGCTTCAACAACGCCAATCACAACGACCAGAACGCGTTCAGTGCGGCGAATAGCAATTTCGTGGCGCCGGTTGCGGGCTACTACTTCTTCGGCGCGCATTTCGTGTTCAAGAAGAATGCGACGCTGCCGACCGAGGTCGATCTCGCCCTCTACCTCAATGGATCGATCGTCACGCAATCCGAGGTGTTGACAAAGACTGTCGTTGATGTCGGCACCTTCCTGCACACCACCGCGGTGCTCAAGCTCAGTGCCGGGGACACGGTGGATGCGCGCATCCAGTTCGTCACCAACGACGGTTACGTGGCCGCCAACACGAACAACTTCTGCGGCGCCCGCATCGCCTGAACTGAATTTGGAGAGGGTCATGACCGAGCAGATCGTCCTGCCGACCGGCGTGCGCGGGTATGTCCGCGAGCTTCAAGCGCAGATCCAGGTGCTGTCGGAACGCGCCGCAAACCTCGCCGCCAACCTGGCCGCGGCGAACGAGCAGGACGAACTTCACCTCGCGCGCATCGACGCGCTCCAGGACGAGCTCGCGAAGGCCAAGGAGCCGCGCGACCCGAAATCGGACGCTCCTTCGGGCTGATCCCGACCGCTTCAAGCCAACCCCAACGCAGGCCGCCTCCGGGCGGTCTTTTCATTTGGCGAACCGTCATGGCGGCTTCGACCTACGACGAGGCGCTGCGGCGCCTGCTCGTCCACGAGGGCGGGTACACCAACCACCCGTCCGACCCCGGCGGCCCGACGAACTTCGGCATCACTATCGCGGACTACCGCAAGTACGTGAAGCCCGGCGCCACGGCGGCCGACGTGCGCGCCATGTCGGTCGATGAAGCAAGGGCGATCTACCGCAAACGCTACTGGGATGCACAGCGTTGCGACGAGCTGCCGGCCGGCGTCGACTACAGCATCTTCGATTACGGCGTGAATTCTGGAATTGGTCGCAGCGGCAAGGTTCTCCACCGCGTCGTTGGTCTTCCGGACAACACGAGTGTTGTGACCGACGAAGTCCTCCGGGCCGTCGCCAAGCGCGACCCAAAAGCCGTGATCGTCGCGATCAATGAAGAGCGCCTGGCCTTCCTCAAGCGCCTGAAGACCTGGCCGGTGTTCGGAAAAGGGTGGGGCGCACGCGTCACCGCCGTTCGGGCGGTGAGCCTGCGCATGGCAGGCGAGAGAGTGTTGGTGCCATCCGTTGTCCCGTCGGACGCGCCAATTCCCGGCAAGGGTGCGGTGCTGGCGCCGGCCGGCACAAAGAAAGTCATCGTCGGCACTGGCACGGCGGGTCCCATCGCTGCCGGCGGCAGCTTCTGGGATTGGGTCGCGGCTCATCCCTGGGAGACCGTGGCGATCGGCTGTGGCGTCGGCGTTGCCGTGGGCGGGTCGATCTATGCGCTGAACCTTTGGCACCAGCGTCGGCAGGAAGGTGCGATCCCCGAGACGCCGCTCGTCCCTGAACTCAAAGCCGCCTGATCAAAGGAGACAAAGCCATGGTGATGGCCGTCATGCTGTTTGCAACGCTCGTCGCAATCTACGCCTTTTGGATTCGCCCAATCCTGCAATCGCGCCCGGCGTTCCGCGAACTCTACGATAAGGAAAAGAGCGTTTTCGGCGCGCTGCGCCAGAAGCTCAAGGGCATCAAGCAGAAGCTCTCGTCCGCTATCGTGATCATCGCCAGTGCCGCGGTGACGGGCTACGACTTCTTCGCGCCGATCGTGAGCGGTGTGGATGTGAGTGGTCTCACGTCCAGGGTTCCGTCATGGGCCTGGCCCCTGGTCCTGATCTCCGTGACGGCGCTGTTCCAGTTCCTGCGCAATCTCGCCGACAAGCGGCATCGCGACGAGGCGTCGAACGTCGGGCAGGAGGCATAGGTTATGTGGACCTGGCTTGCGAGCCTCATCGGTGGGCCCGTCGTCAGCGGCCTGATCAATGCCTACAAGGCCAAGCTCGATGCTGCCAACACGCAGGACCGCATCGCGGCCGATCTCGCTGTCAAGGAAATCGAGGCCGAGATCGACGCGCGCAGGCAGGCGTCCGCCATTGTGATCGCGGAGCAGGGCCGATGGTACACGGCCGTCATCCGCCCGCTGCTGGCCGCCCCCGTGATCATTTATTTCTGGAAGGTGATTGTCTGGGACAAGGTCCTGGGATTGGGAACGACCGATCCAATCACCGGCATGATTGCTGATTGGACCGGAATGATCATTACCGCCTACGTGGGCGGGCGATCGATTGAGAAGGTCGCTCGGATTTTCAGGCGGTAG